GCCCACAACCTTTTTACACCATCTGCAATGGCTTCAAACATTGTTCCAACATCTTTCCACCATCCAAAAGCAATACCTAACTCATAAACAGCAATAGCAATAGCTGCAATAACTGCAACGATTGCCCACAATGGGGCTCCGGCTAAAGTAACACCACCAATTGCAGCAGCGGCTCCCCAAAGACTAGTGATAAATCCAGGCATAGCACTTACAACCAATCCCCAGATTGTAGTTTCAGCAGCAGCCGCAGCACCAGCAAGTAATAGAATACCGAAAGCAACACCACCAATGAGTAAAGCACCTTGAGCCCAGCCATTATTCTGAATCCATTTTACCAAGTTAGTAAAACCATCAACTAAACCAATGATTAAAGGAGTAATAGGTACAAGTACACTTGCAATTAATTGACTTCCTGTAACAGTTAAAGCTGCCCATGCATCATCTAATGTAACAATTTCACTAGCCGTTTGAGTGAAACCCATATCATCTAAGGTTTTATTCATTGCTTGGAGTAATGATGTTTTATTATTTATATCTCCATCCCAGCCATTTTTCATGAGCATATCTTGAGAAATACCTAATTCCTGCAATCTACGGAATTGACCATCCATTGCATCAGATACTGCAAGAATCGCATCTTCTTGAGTACGTCCTTCTTTGACGAAAGCAGATGACATTACAGCAGTTGTTTTAGTTAATTGCTCCATAGATTGTTGAGGCAATTGTAATTTTACGCCCATTTCCAATGCCGATGCTGCTACAGCATTCATGTCAACTTTACGGAATTCATTTTGCATCTCCCGGACATGACCTGTGAATTCTTGTAATCTTGGACCAGACATTCCTTCTAATCTTTGAGCAAATCTTTCAAAACTTGCTGTTGCATTGATGGATGCTCTTGCACCTTGAACCATACTATTTACCAGGTCAAAACCTATCATTCCTACAGTCATACTTGCTGCAGATCGGAGGAATCCGAAACTGTTTCCTAGTTTTTTAGTACTATCTTCAGTTCCTTTAAAACTATTTTGAGTATTCCTTCCTGCATCCCCTGCAAGTAATAGTTTTTCTCTTAGTTGATCTGCATCCCTTGCTGCATCATCCAAACCATTATTGGCTAGACTATCAAGAATCATTTTTAGTTCTTGACCTATACCTATTAAGATTACGATTATTGCTCTTAGCATTTCTGCGGTGGATACTGTTTGATTCATTCCTGTACTTCCACCTATCGAGTCTAATGCATTGTCTAGTTGGTTTGCACTTCCTTTTGTTGCGTTAAGTGTAGTATCTAATAATTTGACATTACTTTCTACTTGATTAAAATTTGAGCCTGAGATTCTTTTCATTGAATTATTTAATACGTTTACATTACCTGCTATTAGTAATAGTCTTGATTGTAATTGTAATGATTCTTGACTTACTTGTCTGAAGGGTAATGCATTTATTTTTGATAGATTTGTGCTTAATCTGTTTGCACCATTACTTGCAGTGTTGAAGTTGTTATTTAATCCTAGAGCTAAATTTTTTACATTGGATAGTTGTGCTTCTACTTTTTCTATTATTGCAGTTGCACGGTCTTCTGCTCTTATGATAATGTCAATTTGTTGTTGAGATACCATAAACCATGTACCTCCATTTGTTAATATTTTTAAAAAAAATAGTTTTAAGATGAATAAAATTGATTATTTTTTCTTTGGTACTTTATTCATCTCTTTATGTAGGTCTGCTCGACCTTTTGTGATAAATAATGTTTGAGCTAAGGTTAAATCGCCCAAGTTATCACATAAATGATATCCGCAGTAATCTAACCATATTATATTTTTAGCTTCATTCGTCTTCAGGAAAGTCTTTAACTTCTTTTTCCAAGTCATCATCATCTAAACCAGATATAATTCTGACTTGATCATAAATTTCATCAAAAACACGCCTGCCCATAGCCTCTACTTCATCACGAGTAAATGGATCATCTTTATAAACATCATTATCCAGACTTAAAAATACTGCCTCAATTTTAGCTTTAGCAGAAGCTTTTCCAGTTTCTTTTACATTGATTTTTGCTTGAGCTTCCATTTGAGATTGAATTTGTTTTCTTCTACTTCTATTTTTTGCTCTTTCAGTAGTGGTGTATTCCCCAATAGCTTCATTTTCTATTTCTTCTATTTTGTTCCATTCACCATTACTCAAAGGTCTTAAGGCGACAGTATCGTCTTTTGATTTGATATATCTTTCTTTAGTTTCATTTATTCCATTTAATATTTGGGATTTAGTTAACACCATGTTAATTTACCTCCAAGTTTTTTCCATTTTTAAATTTTAAAAAAAAATAAGATTAATTTAAAACCTCTATTGAGGTTCTAAAGTAATTTCTAATGTTTCAGTACTAGAAGTGATTATTACCTCTTGACTGTAAGTTACGTAACCTGTTTTTGTTGCAGTTACAGTAACTGTACCTACAGGAACATCATGTAATGTACATCCACCTTGACTACCAGTAGTGCCTGTAATTTGGCCTATTGCAACTTCAACTTGACTTACAGGGTTTGTTCCATCAGTTACGCTTACTGCTAAATCATCAATAGTTTCAGGATTCACCTCAGTTACTGGGAGCTATCTTAGGCTGGTTATTGACTAATTTTACATACATATCTGTAGTAACTTCTGTAGTATTATCTGCGAGCCTAACTTTTTCAGAACCAAGTGTGGCCATGTTTAAGGTTGCTTCTACATCATCAATACCGGATGAATCAAATTCTGCTAACAATGTACATTTAGGGAATTTAATAGTTAAACCCAAACCAGGGTATTCACATAATTCCACATTAAGTTCTAATGGAACTTGCAATATTTTACATTTAGCAGGCTCAAGAAGATCTACATCACCATACCGTGCATCTAATATTGCTCTTACAGTTTCTTGAGTTAATGTAGTTACAATACTGATGCTGTTTTCTCTTTTATTTGCTTTAGCTTGTCCTTGAGGATGTCTATAACCAAAACCAATTGTTTTATCGACATCATGATTGTTATTTCCTTCAAGAGTGAAACTTGTTTGTACACCGGCAGGATCATTACCATTCAATTTTAAGCTAACATCATAGAACATGATGAATAAATCATTTATTAACTCTTCAGCTCTTTCATATTCATTTTCATCTTCTAGAATATCAGCAAGTTCAGTTTTATAGATGAAATCTGCTCCAAGAGTCATATCTTCAGAGGATACTTCGAGTTTCATTGAATCAACAAGTAATCCAAATAGATAGAAAACTAATTCATCATTGACTGATACTCCTCTGAAACTTTTTAATAATTTAGATTCTCCACCCCAAAATTCATGAGTATTTTTATTATTATTTCCGGCTGTGAATTTATAGTTATCTAAGAATCCATAGAAGTAATGTCCAAGTATTTGAAGGTTTGCTGAAGTTTCAATACTTCCACTAGGTTTTATTACGCCTGCTCTTGCTTTTTGATTCATTCTTGAACCGAAACTTTTGGTTACTGGTTCGTCATTGAGTTTAAAATCCATGCTGTCTACTTCATGGTCAAAATCTAAGTCAAACTCTGCTTTTTCTTTATCCTCCCCATAGACGGCTTCGGGTTCCAAACCAAATACTCTACAACTCATTTTTAATCACCATCATTATCATTATTATCATTATTATTTTCAATTTTTCGTTTACAACAATTCATCCAATCAATATAATACTTAGCAATGATTCTTACACTAGTAGCAGGGGCTTTATCAGATTTATTTCTTATAGATACTTCGCCTACAGGATATAATGTTTCAAACTCAATTTTACTTATAATCCTGTCACTATTAAGTTTAATGTGATTTTTAGCTATACTTGCTGCTACTCTACTAGCAAGATTTTTTCCTTTCATTTCAGATTCTTCAATATCATCTTCATCATATACTACACAAACAAATTCATATGGTGTTTGTAAGTATAATTTTTGTGATAATGCACCTGATTTTTCATTAGCAATGGTTGTTGGATGTTCAAATAACCAGATTAAAGGTTCTTCCATTTCTTCTTCCATTCGGTAAGATGGAATGAATGTTTCAACATCAGATAATAAACCTTCAGGAGTCATTTCTGATGTGATGCATTCTTTTATCCTTGTGGTTATTAATTCTTGACTACTTATAATATTCATTTCAATGTACCTCTGCTTGCAATTACTACTGCACTATCCACAGAACGTATTACCTCAGCCATACTGCGTTCAACAAAATGTTTTGGTTTTTGACCTTTCACGGATTTAAGGAACCATTCGTTGCCTCTCCAATAAAAATGTAATGCTTTCGCATGTTTTGGAGTTATACGATGATGGAGTGGACCATATATTCCAGTTCCATCATTAACCCAGGGTAAGTAATAAGTGTCATTCCTTATTTCCCTTGTATTTAATGATTTAATTACATGATAATTTCTTGATCCATAACCTGATTTTTTGGGAGTGTTTTTTTCAAATAATGTTTTAGTGTTATGTGCTAATTGGTCTAAAAGTTTAGTTTTGAATTCACCAACACTTTCACTTAAAACTTTTTTTGTTATTTTTACATCGATTATGAGTTTCATATTAAATCTTGAATATATTTGCTTTACGAGGTTTGCGGAATGGTTTTAAATCTTGTTTTAAATCATCTGTAAAAACAGCACTTGTGATTACGCCAGTATTCCAATCATCCACTTTTTTTAATGGGTTGTCTCTACGTCCGAATGAAAATGCTATAATATTTGCTGTTAACCTAATACAAACATTACGTACTGCAGGAGGTACTTTTACAATGATTTCTTCACCATATTCATCGTAATAGTTATACCACTCTCTTTTACAGTAATGGTTAATATGGGATTCACTTTGAAGAATCCAATCTTCAATTAGTTCATTGAATTCTTCTGTGTCATCTCCAGTATAACCAAATTGTTTAGGTTTTGTTCTTGTTAATTTAAGTACATCTTCAACTGTGCAGTAAGACAAGATTTATCACCTTTTTATTCGTTTGTGATAGATACATAAATTCCTGCTGAAGTTGTGCCTGCATCAGTATATAACGGGTAGATTGTACCGTTTGTTTGAGCATCACTTGTAATATAGAATTTTTGACCTACAAATGATTCTTCAGGACTATTGGTTAATACTTCAACTTCAGTATAACCACCAGATACTACTCCAGTAGTTTTTACTGTTCCACTACCCCATTCAGTTTCTCCTTGAGCATCACCATAACTAGTGAATGCATAATTTACTGTTTGTGGTGTAGGATTTGATTCTTCAAGTACAATGCTTAATGAACTTGTTTCACTATTTACAGTTAAAGTACTTTCATAGTCAACATAACCAGATTTAGATGCTACAACTTCATATTGTCCTTCAGGAACATTGCTTATTGTGCATCCTCCAGCACTACCTGTTTTTCCAGTGTACTCATTCTCACCATCAGATAATGTTACATCAACATTTCCTATTGGATCTGTTCCATCTGTAACACTTACACTAATGTTATGAGTAGTGGCAGGTGTTGGTGATGGAGGGATTAAGCTTCCTTTAACCAGGCTAAACCAATTGCATCTTCTTCTACAAATTGTACATCAGCATACATAGTAGAAGCAATATCCCATACATTAGCTCTTAAGTTAAAAGCAGATTCAACGATAATTCCTTCAGGGTCAGTTAACCATTGAATATTCTCTTTATGAGTTAAAATTACTGGTTTTTTAGTGAAACCATTCATAGGATTACTGAAACTAGGAACTGCGAATAAATGCATATCTTCAATTACAGGTTCACCAGTACTGGAAATATAAGCATTCATATCTAATTTATCATGATTCCATGCAATGTATCTGTAAGCAGCAGTAACAAGTTTGGATGGGGCAAACATTGCCAATCCCCCATCATTTTTATAAACATCAGGGAACTCATCCAAGAAATGATATATTTCTTGTATTGGATTGGAATCATCGGCAGTTAAATCAATTTCTTCATTGTTTAAATCAGCATCAGATGATGCTTTTTTAAGAATACCATCAACAACTTTATAACCAGTAGAAACATCAGATTCAGAACTGGATTTATCTCCATAAACAAGAACTCTTTCTAATGCTCTACCATTTGCTTGAGCAAACATTTCAGTTAAAGTATTCATGAATTTTTGACCTTCAATACTGTCTTTCATTACAGTACGATGAACACCAGTTAATGCACGGAGTTCTTCAGCATCAAAACTCCTGTCAGTGAAATTAGGTTCTTGAGAATCAGATAATACTTGAGGAGTACCTGAGATTCTACCTGCTTCTAATTCAACGTTAAAACGGATTTTATCTACTTGTCTTTTATGATTAGTTGAAGTAATTCTTTTAGTTTTTTCAAGAAATACTGCATTGTCTTCTAAGTGTCTTATGTAAGTGTCAGATTTTTCTGCTTGTAAAACACCATTATTTAATTTACCTTCACCTTGGCCGATATCAACAAATTTGATTACAAATTTTTCTCCAAGGTCTACTTTTTGTTTGATTTCATTTTCTACTATCTGAATTGACATGAAAAATCACCACATAATAAAATTTATTCTATTTTTTTTACCAGGTCATACCATTAGAGTTTCTACCAGATCTTGCATTGAAACTTTTATCTGGTTTGTTGCCTTTTACCAAATCTGGATCTACACTTTGAGATGATGGAGTGTAATTTCTAGGTAAGTATTTCACTACCACTTCATCTTCAATATTTAAAGTTCCATCATCGTTTAATGGTAATTCTACAGTTGTAGGTTCACCATCCTCATTACTTTCGTCACCTTCATCTCCTTCAGGATTTGGAGTTGGTTCCTGATCAGCCGGTTCCGGATTTTCTAACTTAGCTAACCTTTCATCAGTTTTAGCCTGATTTTCTTCTATACTATTTAATTTTTCTAAAATCTCTTTACTAACACTATCAGTTTCCCCAGGAGCAGGTTCACTTTTAGCAACTATTTTATCAAGTAAAC